TCGAAGATTTCCTAACAAGACATATAGAGAGTTAGAGAGATATAGAGATGCAGATCGCCAGGAAGAAGCACAACAGGTCCCTTTAAGTGAATCCCAGAAGTCTCAGAAAGATTTAGAGCCTATCGATGGAGAAGAACAGGATAATCCAACGCTTTGGGAACTAGCTAAAGAACATAATGTTAGTTATGCAGATGCTATTCCTATCCAGGAAGATATGCGTTTAAAGAGAGACGCTTTGAAGGCCGCGTGTACTCTCGGTGAGATGAGAAAAGATAGAACACCTTTAGCCAATATGAAGAAGAGAGCTGAAGAAGCTGAGGGCGAGCTGAGTATTATGAAAGGGATAGAAACTAATCGAGTTAAAGAGGCTCAAGCTAGATGTGATCATTTACAAAATGAGTTGGACAGAGTTAAGAAAGATAACAATGATTTATTTAATAGGATTGCTGAACTGACAGAAGTTGAGGAGTCTCATCGAAATCTTAACGGGAAGTTGCAAGAGAGACTAACAGAATTAGAAGAGGAAAAGAAAGAAGCTAATGATGCATTAGATAAAAAACTAGAAGGTGCCAGAAAGGCAGGAATGTAATGCTGAAAGGTAGAGATGTAATTATGATCTTCGATAGATTTGTTGGGCCGAAGAAAGGGAGTGGAGTCGCTCAGGATGCTCGAGTTCAAGTTCGTACACCAGAAGGTAGACATTATGATATAAAAGGTGTAGACCTCGTTTTAAATAAAATTGTAGGTGCCCGGGAAACTCATCGAATTGTAATTTCAACACATGAAGAAGTTGCTCCAATGGGCAAACCTAAGTTGATTTTATAATACATCTGTTACCTTAAAAATATTATGGGACCAGAAAGAAAATTATGGCATGAGCTTAAAAGAAATACACCACAAATTAAATGGACAAGGCTTGAAAATACTAGCTTACTCGGCACTCCTGATCTGTTGGGCTACAATAGTTCTGGGAAGTTTTTCACTGTTGAGTTAAAGGTTACAAAAAGTAACAAAATTAAATTTTCTCCGCATCAAATTGCCTTTCATGTTAGGCATCCACACAATACATTCATCTTAGTAAAGTCGCTTGGTCAGAGCGACTTAAAACTTTTTCAAGGAACACAAATCAAGGAGCTTGCAGCTTGTGGCTTTAGACTTGACGCTTGTAGCTTGGGGCTTAAATCAGTGATTCGCACGCTTGAGGCTTGCGGCTTGTAGCTTGAGGCTTGCTGCTTGCGGCTTGAAACAAGTAACCGGGCTCTTCATGACTAGTGTTTAGGGTATGAGACATGCTTCACCTTCCGGTCCCAGCAGCTTCTACAGCTCAGGCACTCGTTACCCTGCTTTGAAGCAGGGCATGTGAAGGCGCCAGTACTAACAGTCGACGTCCAGGGCCAGCTCTTCACTGGTGGTTGGTTGATCATATGGCTTGAGAATCTAATTGTTAAATTTTTAGGAATGCTATCAGTATTTAGTGGCAAAAATTTGCGCTCGCGGGTTGGCAGCCAGTGACTAGTCTCTGGCGTGGCTTCGCATACTTCGAAAATTCTTTTTAGGTGCCATGAGCTCTGAAGGTCTCCTGAGTCGTGCCAGCGGAAGTGTGGTTCGCCTTTAATAAGCACAGTCATGGCCTGAACCCAGCGTGGGTGCTTGAGGCTTTCGAGCCTTCGAGCTAGCGCCAGTCTAACATTGCGGAAGTTGTAACGGCCCTTCAGGGCGTAACAGCCCGCACATACTGAGCCTGGGATCTTCACCAACTTGGCGCCGGTGATACAGGCCTGAGCTGGCAGGTTGTAGGCTGGCCCGGGCATTTTAGATGGTGCGCTCAGGCCTCCGGTTATTTTTCTGGCTTCTTTCTTTAACATATAATTTTATACTATTGGAATGTGTTCATACTATGACGCTTGCGGCTTGATGCTTGTCGCTTGTAGCTTGAAACAGGTATCCGGAGCCTTGGCGCTTGTAGCTTGTTTCCATTAATCCAGATCTTAGGGCCAAATTTTTCCCAGGCATTACTCATGATCTTGAGCTCAGCTGCGATGGTCAACAGCTGAGGCCCAGAGGCGTGTGATACTTCGATTGTGAATTTTTTAGTCAAGTAGCACCATGTATTGTTTAGGAAAGTTGCGGCTAAACCAGTCGAGCCCCTTGCGGTGCCTGTCCCAGTCCTGCAATGCTTCAGATCCGATAATCACATCATAAACAGCTGCGGCGTATCCAGGCACTGTTGCCTTCTCTCCACCGAATCTATTTTCAATGACTACGTCCTTGTCACCATCCAGGCTGTAGTTAGCATCCTCGAATGGGACTTTTACTTTTTTTCCTTTGTATAATATTTCCTTCATATTTCCTTTCATTGTTAGCGCTGGTCCTGGCGCTAGCCTTATCCTGTACCAGGACCGGCAATGATTTGACAAATTTATCGAGCGGAAAATCATTAAACGAGCTCAGACTGTATCCTATATTATCTTACACCTGTTGTCAAGCCGCTTGTTGCTTGAAGCTTGCGGCTTGCGGCTTTTTTAATTTTTTTTCTGGGCCAAGCCAGGAGCCGAGGGCTACCCTCAATACTCCTAACTTGACCCCAGATCCAAGCGAGTTAGCCATGGTTTAACGCGTTCGGTCTCATCTTAGATCTGGGCTCAAGTTTACTTATTCTTTTTTCTCCATTGTTCATCTCTCCACAATCTATTCTGAAAATCAATGGCTTCGTTAGTGCCACTAATTCCCAAATATGCTAAGAGCGGAAATGCAATCAAAACTGTGAGTATAATTACTCTCAGTTCAATTGGAGACGCCCAGAATATTTCTAATATTTCAATCATACATTTAGAAATATAATGAGTGTTATTATTAATGCAATCCAGACAATGTTAGTAATCCACAACCATCTTGGCCAGGGACTAAATTCACCATCAAGTACGTTTTTAATATATTTCCACATTTCATTCCTCATTAGTTTGGCAATCAATACACAAGTTTTTTGCTCTATCTGACCACTCGTCATTTTTGGGTGTGCAACCACAACCATGACAACGATTAGCAAACATTCCATCAAGTGTATTTTGATATGCTATTTCTTTATTATTCATATATTATCTTATATAAACCTATTGACACTAAAGTCAAGATGATTTATAACTTTATTTTTAACAATTAACAGAAAGGTAATAAATGGCTAGAGTTCGAAATAATCAAGGGCATAGATCAAAGATATTAAATGTATTTATGCGACCTTATCTTGAACAAGAACTCACGCAAGAAAAAGAGGCATTTGATCAAGCAAGGGAAATTATAAAACCTTTGCAAGATGAAACGTGGAAACTTGCTGAGAAAATAGTTAGACGACATTATACTGATGCAGATGTTAAGATGGCTTATCATCTTCAAAATAAGTTTGATAATGTAAATACTATTGCTAAAGACAGTTGCTTTCATTTTGGCTATATGTCTAAAGAAAATGAGAAAGATAGTTCGGATAGTCAAAATAACTATTCAACTGAACATAGTGAACAAGACGACAAATACATCACAAAGCATTTTGATTTCCGACTTGATGGAAATATAAATGGTTCAGAAAGGTCTAGGCAAAATGATTTTGCTTATGCTTATTTTCGTGATGAGTTAAAAGGTAAAGTTAATAAAGGGGAAAAATGTAATCCCGATATTAACATTGAACAAAAATGGGGAAATGGTAGTGGAGAAGAAAACCAATCCAATCCTCATTGGACACAAACCGACAATGCAAATGAAAGGGAACTCGGTTTAAGTGGTGGCAAGGATAATCAAACTTCATACTCACGTGAGTGGAATAATGATTATGAACTCGATTTGATTGGGCGAGAATATTGCCGAGATAGACAAATTGGGTGTGATCAAAAAGAGTTTGCAATTCTTATGACTTGGCAACAAGCCAAAGAAAAATTGATTATGGCACATACTAAATGGATTGAAACTATTTTAGAACAATGCAAAGTTTTAAAAGGTGGTTTAAGAGATCATGTCTATTTAGAACAATCAATCGACATGGCTAAAAAAATGGGATTAACAATAACTGAAACTGATATTTTAGCGACTACCTCTAAAGGTATCGTGGTATCAAATACAGATATATTAAACCATTTGGCTAGTCTTAAAAACAAGACACAAACAAGAGATCAGAAAATATTGGCACGTCAAATATACGATCAACAACAAGCCCAAAAATAGGGTATTGACATTTAGGGGATAATCCCATATTATCCCCTTTATGGACACACTCGAAAGAAATAAAAAGTTTAAAATCAAATACACAAAACAAGATGGCGAAGAAGTTAGACGTTTCGGCATTTTGACGGATAACTGTCGTGGATTTGGGAATAGATTAAAAGACAGTCAACCTTTTTTACATTACTTTGATCTAGATAAAAAAGGATATCGATACGCAACTAACTGGGAGATACTATGAAACATAAAACAATAAAAGCTTTGCCCGAATATCTTCAGCCGAAAATACTTTCGGCAGTTGCATATATTCATGAGGCTTACCCCGATATGAAAAAATCAGTTGATAGAATAAATACTGTTCGAGAACATTTAAGCGATAAAGAAATTATGTGGGTTATGTCGCTTTTAACTTTTGAAAAACTATTGGACATGGTCAAGGATAGTTCAGAATTCAATGACCATACTAAAGCAATGAAAGCGAGAACAATACAATGAGCAAAGCAGAAATAATAAAAGAGTTAAGATCAATCTTAAAAGACTATCATTATGATAGTGATACCGAGCATATGTCCAAGGACGTTGCAACAAGTTTAGAGAACTTGTTAGGGAGTTTGCTTAAATGAAATATTGCCAAGGTCCTCATTGTCATACTTATAAAACCAAGGACCGCATCCGCGGTCCTAAAGGATATAAGCAATATGAAACTCGTAAGCGATCATCATTTTATTATGGCAAGAATAACTTTTGTTCTTTAATATGCCAAGATGATTGGATTGATATGCATATCGAACGAGCATTAGATCGCTTTGGTAGAACTACTGAACCACAATGTGTGATGGCTGATAGTGCATGGTATAAGAGTAGAGATTGGCGAGGTTATCAAGATAGTATTTATTACTTTGTTAATGATTTACTTGGCGAACGCAGACCAATCACCGAACAACAATACAACGACGATAATTTAACTCAACCGAGTTAGGTCCACGAGAGCCACGCGTCTAGCGACGCGTGGCTCGTAACTTGTTACTTATTATTAATATATATAATGAATTGATAGAGGTACCAGGTCCATTCCAAAAAAAGACAATTCCTTAAACACTAAAACACTTAATATAAAAAGGGGTCCCACTGCTTTTGAGTATATTGCTTGATTTAGACAGTCAGTGCTGGTAAATACGTTTTGAGTCCCATAAAAAATATTTTATGCAAAAATTTTTATCTTTAGAAGAAATTATAAAAAGAATAGAGAAACTTCCTCCTGATCTTAGACGTAAGGCCAAGAAGAAGCTTCTTGTGCTCAGTCGCACGAAAACCATTAATGCAATTCGAAGTGATTTTCTCACGTTCGTCAAACACATGTGGCCTGATTTTATAGAGGGGTCCCATCACAAAATTATTGCAAAAAAATTTAATCAATTGGCGTCGGGTGAAATAAAACGTTTGATTGTGAATATGCCACCCCGTCATACTAAATCAGAATTTGCATCTTATTTACTTCCTGCCTGGATGATCGGTAAGACTCCTAATTTAAAAATTATTCAAGCCACCCACACTGCAGAGCTCGCTGTTCGTTTCGGTCGGAAGGCCAAACACTTAATGGATACTGAAGAATATAAAAAAGTTTTTCCTACACGACTGATGGAAGACTCGAAAGCCGCTGGTCGCTGGGAAACTGATCAGGGCGGCGAGTATTTTGCCGTAGGAGTCGAAGGCGCGGTAACCGGAAGAGGCGCGGATCTCTTGATCATTGACGACCCGCATTCCGAGCAAGACGCCATGTCCAAGAAGGCGATGGAACGAGCTTATGAATGGTATACCACAGGTCCACGACAAAGACTTCAGCCTGGAGGACGGATTGTCCTTGTTATGACGAGATGGAACACACGAGATCTAACCGGCATTTTACAATCGGCTCAAAAAGAACCCAAGGCGGACCAGTGGGATGTGGTTGAGTTTCCTGCAATCCTGCCATCCGGTAATCCCGTGTGGCCAGAGTATTGGGACTTGGAACAATTGTTAGGGGTCAAGGCTTCAGTGGCTTTACCGAAATGGAATTCACAGTATATGCAGAATCCAACGTCGGAAGAAGGAGCTCTGATTAAACGAGAATGGTGGAAGAAGTGGAAAGAGCCAAAGATGCCCAAACTGAAACACGTGATCCAGAGCTATGATACCGCCTATTTGAAAAAAGAGACCGCTGACTTTTCTGCGATTACGACGTGGGGAGTGTTTTCTATTAGTGAAGACCGGCCCGACCATTTAATCCTGGTCGATGCAGTGAAGGGAAGATACGAGTTTCCAGACTTAAGGCGCAAGGCGCT